CTGCATCTATTACGTCTGCACAATTTGATCTAGAGGACGGACATCAGTTTGCTCTTGTGTCTAGAATGTTTCCTGATGTGTCTTTCGAGGGGTCTACAGGTGACACACCCACGATAACCATGACGTTGTTTCCTCTTAACTCATCAGGCTCTGGCAGAAACAGCCCTGCATCAGAGAGCGGTGTAAATTCAGGCACAGTTGTGCGGTCAGCAAGTTCGCCTGTAGATGTCTATACGAGCCAGATACATACTAGGGTCAGGGGTAGACAGATGTCTCTAAAAGTAGATTCTAGCACCACAGGAGTACAGTGGCAGCTAGGCGCACCGCGCCTTGATATGCGTCCAGATGGGAGACGGTAATGGCTAGTAATGATTATACCGTAGGATTTGTGGCTCCTGCCCTGCCATACCCTCCCGATGAATATTCTGCGTTCGAGTTTGAGCAGTTTAATAAAGTGCTTCGTTTGTATTTTAATCAAGTCGATAATACGCTACGAGATAGGTCACTAGCAAACCAAACCGATGCAATAGGGTGGTTCTTGAGTTAATGGCAAACACATACGTAAACGCAAAGGTGGACCTAACCACTACTAGCATAACCACGCTTTACACCTGTGCTGCGTCTACAACTGGCATTGTCAAATCTATCCTTGTTTCTGAAGACAGCGGTAACGCCGACACGATCACCCTAACGATTACCAGCGGGTCAGATGTATTTAGTTTATTTAAGACTAAAGCTGTGTCTGCTAATAACACGTTAGAGCTTCTATCGGCACCGCTAATTGTACAGGCCGAAGAAATACTAAAGGTTACCGCCGCTACTGCTAACAGGTTACACGTAGTAGCAAGTATTCTTGAGGTCACGTAATGGAACAGATGGACATACCCACTGTCATTGCTAAAGGCATTGAGAATATGGGTGATCCTAATCAAAGTATGGGAGCGCAATTACAAACAGCTTCTATATTAAGTGGCAATAAAAACGCGGTAATAGATCAGTTTGGAAATACTGTTTTTGTAACTATACCTGTTAGAAAAAATAAAAAAGGTATGTTTGTAGCTTTTGTAGTAATGTATAACGCAGATACTCCTAAAAACATGTTAAAGAACATGTTAGATTATTTAGCTAAAATAAAACAAAGAAAGATAGCTGTGTTAAAATTTACGGCTGAGAATGAAAATTTAATGCCTGTTGCACCAATTATTGGCAGACGATATCCTATGGAGATACGAAAAGTTAAAGACACAGGTTTGTTATTTGTTACCGTAAACGTCCAAGAGGGTAGATAGATGTGCGGCAACATAGATTTTAGGGATATAGATATACTTGGTGGTCTTGAGCATGAAGTATACTATGCCACCCGTAACTACGATACCATTGACCTAAACCCATTCGACGAAGGCGAAGCGTTAGAATTAGACTTTAACGCTACAGCAGAAGATATAGCTGCAGCTATTGTAGAAGACCCGTTTGGTACAATCGGCACAGCAGCGTTGTTGATAACAGGGTTTGGAGGGCCACTAGCTTTAGCACTTAATCAAGGCGCTTCTACAGCGTATAGAGGTGGCTCTGCAGAAGATATACTTACAAGCATGGCTTTAACGTATGCAGGTGGTAAAGTTGGAGAAGTAGTTAGTAACCAAGCCAGCACAGCGCTAACTCAAAATTTTGGTGAAGCAGTCGCTTCCTCTCCTCTATCTACTGCAATCATTGGTGGCACGGAACAATTCTCTACTACTTTAATACATTCGTTTAATCCTGCTGATGGTAGTTTTAATTTTGAGGCTGCATCTAACGCGTTTTTAACAGGTAACCTTGCTTCGGGAATAGGTTACACATTAGGTGCTATAGATGACACTTTAATTGATACCATTGGCGAAGATGGCGCTTGGACTAATTTAGGCGCAGGAATAAGGGACAGCGCCACTGCGGGTATAGTTGCTGCTGTTCAAGGTGGAGATATAACGGAAGATGCCTTACGAAATCTAGTTAGTGGGTATACTAACAACATAGAAATTTTATCTGGTTTACAAGAAAGTTTGGGCGACACTTTTGGTGATGACATGGTGCGCGTTATCGGAGAAGGTCTAAACTCTAGTTTAAACGCCGCTATTGCGGGTGGTTTAGAACCAACTGACGCATTTTTCGCAAACCTTAAAATGCAAGCTGATGATAAAATACGGGATTTTGTAGATTCTTCTGAAGGTCTGGCTTTAAATGATAAGTTAGATACGTTGTTTGGCAATAAAGGTAGAGCAACAGAGGCTTTTGAAACCCTACAAGCTGCGCGAACCAATGCTACCAATGCTGCTAATGGGTACACAGCTATATATAATGAAGAAGATCGGCTGTACCAATTATATACAGAAGCAGTAGATACCTACAATGCAAATAAAAATCAAACAAATCTTGACGCAGTTAATGCAGCAGGCACAGCTTTTACAACTTATAGCAATGATAACGCCGATGCCAAGGCAGAGTTTTTAAGCACGTATAACGAAATAGCGCCTACATTACCCGGGCTTACTAGTGCCTATGACACATCCTTAAAAAGTATGTTAACTGACATAGATGATTTAGGTGACGAGTTTCCAAGCATAGAAGAATTAGGGGATGAAACTATAGCATTAGGCATAAGGCCAAACTTTGACCCTGAAGCATATGCAAATTTCTATGGGTTAACGGGTGATGTAAACGCCGCAGGAGATTTTCTTTTTAGTGGACAAGATGGACCAGTTTCTACATCCGAAGTAAATACTACTTTAAACTCTATAAGACTTTCTACAGTAAAAGGCGCACTGGCAACAAAGGGTATAACTCTTGCTTCATTGGACCCCGCACAACTGGCTTCGTATTTGGCTTTTGCAGAACAAGAAATAACAAACATTAGAAGCATCACAGGCATGGATTTTGACAGGTTTGCTAACACCATGATTGCTGATGCAGGTCTTACTCCTGAATTAACAGTCGCATTAAAAGACGCGGGGTTTGTTCCAGAATCTGCTGATGTAGACTATAATGTATTTTTGTCTGGAGAGTATATTAAACTTGATGAAATAAACCCTGATTCTGGCGCTAATTATTTCGTTGATACCACGGGGTTAACGAGCGAAGATGTAAAAGATTTATTGTCTGATAATGGGTTTTCTACACAAAATATAGTTAATGTAGGTAATGGGTTTTACAATCGAGAAGATAGCGGTGCAGCATTAGATTTAGCATTTGATGCTCCTAGTCTTTCTGAAGTAGATACGGCAGTTGTAGATTTTTATAACAATCCTCCTGAAACAGGTGTGTTAGACCCTGTGACGTTAGGAGAAGGCGTTGATATTAACACGCTTATTAGTAATGATGCTGTATTAGTGAACACTGATGGGCAATTATCATGGGAACTACCGTCAACGCAGCAAGAAAAACTTGGTGGTACTAATGTAAGTAGCGTAGTTGCGGCAACAAACTCTAATATAAAAATAGAAGATATTGCGTTTAATGCTTTGTATGAACCGTTAGCATTTACTGAAATACCTACAGGATTTACTTATCTTAGTGATGATAGATTAACTGCATATACGTCAGATTATAGGACAGATGAAAATGGGGTGGTTATAAGTGGCGCTTCTACGCAACAGTTACCTCCTGTGTCAGGTTTAACAGCCGCCACAGTAGCAGGTTTAAACGATGCACAAGGAAGACAGTTTGATAGCGCCACGGGTGGAGTGCTTTGGTATGCGTATAACGAAATAAGGCGACTATATGAAGAAGAACTTCCTGAAGACCAAAAACCGGGTTTTAGTAATGCTGCAAGCATAGTTACTGGAATGTCCGGTGAAATGCTACAAGCTGTATCAGGATTAGCTACTATAGCAGGCGCAAATCCAAATAACACTGTAGGACAAACAGCAAAAAGTTTATTAGCACTAAGCGGCGATTTACGTTCTGATGCGTGGGTAGCTGGCGCAGAAGATATGGCAGAAAGATCGCAAAACTATGATGTAGAGTGGCGAGAAAACAACCCCGGCAGAGAGCCTACTATAGCACAAAAAGGTTATTTAAAGGCTAAAGCAATATTTGGTAATTTGGTAGAGCACCCTGTGCAATTTCTTGCAGAGAATGTAGCAAGTGAAGTGCTACAAGAAGTACCCATTTTTATAGCGTCTGGTGGGGTAGGTAATGTCGCAAAAAGATTATTGTTAGAAGGTGGAGAAGCTTACGCACAGAAAATAGGCACACGTGCTGCTTTAGGCACTGCACTTACATTAGACGCCGCAGAAGCGTTTGGCGGCACGGCTGCAGGTGCGTTTGATGAAACATATGCAAATGCTATTGCTGCTACAAATGAAGATGGTTCAAGAAAGTTTACTGACGAAGAAGCTACAACGCTTGCATTAGATACGGCGCAAAAAGCGGGTACGATAGCTGTAATTGCTTTGGCAGCTACTGCAGGTATTGGGGGTCAAGCTCTTGCTAGGTCTGTGCTTGGAGATAATGCCAGTGAGTTTTCAGAAGAAGCGTTTGGAGCACTAACTAAAAAAATAACCGATGGTACGCAAGTAACAATAAAAGAAGGTTCTACAGAGTTTATTGAAGAAGCGTTGCCACAATTATTTACGGCAACTGTAAATTCTCAAATAGACCCTAATTATGATGTCGCAGGGTCTGTTTTTGAAAATGGGTTTTTAGGTTCTATTTCTGGCGTTGGCGTTGGAGCAACATTATATTCAGGTAACGCTGTAGCCGATGCGCTTTTATCGCTAAATAGCACTGTTTCAGATACAATTAAAAACGCTGAAAGCGCAGAAGCTGCTACCATAGCCCTTAACGGTCTTGGTGTAACTGATACTACAGTATTAAACAATCTACTTAATTCTAAATATGATACTATGTATGTAACTACAAACGAAGTCGGGCAAATTATAGCAAGTGCTGCACCCGGGTTTGAAGCCGATGCAGATACCATAGCTAGTTATGTAGGTGAACGAAGCGAAGCTGACACTAAAGCAGAAATAGAACAGTTTGTAGGCGATAATTATGTAACCGAAGAAGAGGTAGACACCGCTGCAACCGCTGCAGGTATAACCTTAACAGATGAAGAAAAGGCCCAATATGTAGGGCAATCCGCTAATGAAACATCTCTTACTACATTTGCTGAAGATGTTGAAGCTGCTAAAGGTGAGATAGTAAGCTTCTTTGAAGAAAACAACTACGACCCCACTGATGCTCAAGTAAACCGTTTCCTTGACAGCTTAACGCTAACGGATGCACGTAAAGAAGCTATAAGTTCATACATAGACCCACGTCAAATTACAGAGGCAGAAGCCAGACAATTTTTTAGTGATTTGGGGTATGAACCTTCAGAAGAAGAAATTGAAAGTTATGTGGGGCAAAGCGAAAGCGCAGAATTTCAAAATACAACGAGTGCTAATATTGGCACCTATGTAGACCCACGGCAAACCACAGAAGCAGAGGTACGTGCAGCATTCGAAGCAGCAGGGTTTACGCCTACAGACGAGCAGGTTCAACAGTTTGTAGGGCAATTAGATCAAACAAGGCAAGAGACAGCGGTTGGAGAATTTATTGATCCACTTCAAACTACGAGAGATGAAGTAGTCGCCGCGTTTGATGCCGCAGGGTTTGAAGCCACAGATGAAGAAATAGATAGTTTTGTCGGTCAACTAAACCAAGCAGACCAAGAGCTTAAAATTTCTGATTACATAGACCCACTTCAAACCACAAAAACAGAAGTAGAAGCTGCATTTGCCGCTGCAGGGTACACTCCTACAGAAGCCGAGATAGAAAGATTTGTCGGTCAGTTAGAGCAAACGGCACAAGAAACGGCAATAGGGGATTACGTAGACCCACGTCTAGCCACAGACGCAGAAATACGTGCAGCGTTTGCTGCAGCAGGATTTACACCTACAGATGAAGAAGTGGCGTTGTTTACTGGTCAATTCGATCAAGAAACGCAGGAAGCAGGAGTAACTGATTATGTAGACCCACGCCAAGTTACCACAGCCGAAATACGTGCAGCTTATGAAGCTCTTGGGTTAGTAGATGTACTGCAAGAAGATGTAGATAGATTTACTGGACAGCGTGACGAAGCCGCTGCTTTAGAAGAGTTAAGACAATATGCGCCCACCGCTACGCTTAATATTGTAAATCAGGTAATCGGGTCTCCTGCTGTAGAAGACGATCCTAATACAACAGATATAGATGAGTCTAAAGAAGCTACAGGTTTATACGCCAGCGTAGAAAACTCTTTAGCTGAAGCAGTGGGTGGTTTAGAAAATATAAGCCTTGAAGATGTTAAAGACACTGTAAATGATATAGTTAGCAATTTAGCAACTAATACAGATGTTACTAATGCTTTAGCTGCAGCCGTTGCAAGTTTACCTGAAGTTCCAACTACAACTGATTTACAAAACGCAGTTACTGAAGCTTTTGCAGGGTTAAACGATTTAAGCGAAACTGATGTTACAAATATTCTTACCACCGAACTTGAAAAGTTAGAAAACTTAAGTTCTGATGAAGTTCAAACTATCGTAGACAATACGGTTGGGCAAAAAGAAACGCTCAATGAAGATGGCACTGTAGACCAAGAAAGCACAGGTCTGTTCGGAGAAATAGGTAGTCTTGCTGCAGATATAGATACATTAGGCACAGCCGTAGGTGATTTAGACACAACAGTAGGCACATTAGGTACAACGGTAGGTGATCTAGGTACAACGGTAGACACGTTAGGTACAACGGTAGGTGATCTAGGCACAACGGTAGACACGTTAGGTACAACGGTAGGTGATCTAGGCACAACGGTAGGTACGTTAGGTACAACGGTAGGTGATTTAGAAACTACACTTGGTGCAGATATTAACGCTATAGCCGAACTTATCGGCAAGCCTGCACGCGAAGTTACACAAACTGACGTAGATTTTGTAATTGATTTAGTAGCACAGCAAAATGTTAGTGATGAATTAGTATTAGAATATGATGTCACTGGTGACGGTACAGTTGACCAATTAGATGTAGATTTATTACAGCAAACGCTTACGGGCGAAGATACCACCCTTGCAGATACATCTATATTTACACCTGCTACAGGACTTTTTGCGCAGCAAGAACAAGATACTCAAACCACACAAGACTTAATTACTGATTTAGCTACAGATATAAATACTCAGATAAATACTCAAACGCAGCAACAAAACGTGGCTGATTTAGCAGAGTTGTTAGCTGGCGCAAGAGATGCAAGGGGTACACGTGTTGATGTAGAAACACCACAAGAGTTAGCAGATATTACACCCTATGATTTTCAAACTATATTTAGAGATCAGCAACAGGCTGGTAAATTTGTTGGACCATATGGTGATCCTAGAGCCGCATTTGGTATACCCGCTAACATATCACGCCCACCATTAGGGCGTGTTAGTGGGTTTTCGCGGGGTGGACAGGTAGAGGATAACAATGATATGTTACTAAGAATACTTGGAGAGTTAGAATGAGTTGGCTAGACGAAACATTATCCGGTATTTTTGGCACCGATGACAAACAAACTAACACCCTAATTGGTCTTGGGGGTAGTTTGCTGTTAAACCAAACAGGTTTGGGGCAGGCGCAGATACCTCAAACAGGTTATCAAGGTAGCATTCCAGATTACACAATACAACGTGAACGTGTGCCTAGAACATATGACCCTAACAGACGGCCCGGAAGTGGTGGGCAGAGATATTTTACACAAACACAGTTTGTGCCAACAGAAGATATAACACCAGCGGAACCTATGTCAGCCGAAGGATTGGCAGCGTTAAACGAAGCAAACCCTGCACGTCAAGAACGCAAGCCCGTAACTACAATGGCTAAAGGTGGTATAGCTGAATTAGAAAAAGGCCGATATCTAACAGGTGAAACAGATGGTATGGCTGACGAAGTGCGTGCTAATATAGACGGAACGCAAGAAGCACGACTTAGTGATGGTGAATACGTAATACCTGCAGATGTGGTTAGCCATTTAGGTAATGGTAATTCCGATGCTGGTGCAAAAGTATTAGATAAAATGTTAGATAGAGTGCGTAAAGCTCGTACTGGAAACGAAAAACAGGGCAAAGAAATTAACCCTAAAAAATTCTTACCTGCATAAAGGTGATTCATGGCAGAAGATCAAACAGATGTATTTGGCAACACAAGTGGTGACATTGTAGGGCAACAAACTGGCACTGAGTCATCGCTTTCTTCCTATGTTGGCCCGTATGTTACTGATATGCTTGGCAAAGGCGCGGCATTAGGTGATGCACCATATGAAGCCTATATGGGGCCACTCACGGCTGGTGCATCAGATTTAGAAACAAAAGCATTTGAGGGTTTAGCTAGTTTAACTTTGCCTACTGATGACATGGGCATAAAGGGTTATCAGCCAAAAGTGTTTGCAGACTTAACGGCTGAAGAACAGCAAAGCTATATGAACCCCTACATTATGCAAGCTCTGCAGCCACAGATAGATGAAGCCCGTAGGCAGTCTGAAATAGATCGTCTGGCTAATGCGTCACGTCTAACTCAGGCAGGTGCTTTTGGTGGGGGGCGTCAGGCTGTAATAGATGCTGAAAACCAACGTGCGTTACAGGCAAATCTAGCAAATATAACGGGTCAGGGATACGCGCAGGCATACCGCGACGCTCTTGACCAGTTTAATAGAGAACAAGACCTTGGTATGACCGCACAAGATAAGATTAATCTTTACGGCGCGGAGGGTATAGGTTCATTGGCAGATGCTGGACGAATACAGAGAGATATTGAGTCGGAAGGTATATTGGCAGATTTAGCTCAATTTGAGGAAGAACGAGACTTTCCTTACAAACAAGTGCAGTACATGCAATCTCTATTGCAGGGTCTACCATTAAGAGCACAATCATATTCTTATGCCGAACCAAGTGCATTATCTGAAATATTATCTGGTGCGGGTGGTATAAGCACACTGTACAACAGAATATTTGGTGAATCTAAACCCGCAGATACAACTACGGAGACCGCATAATGGAAACTGGTGGACTTGATTCTCAAATAGAGCAGCGCATGGATGCCTATAGAGGCAACCCACAACAATTACAGAAACGGTATGGGGCAAACAAAGAGTTGCTTGATCTGTTGGCATTGCAAAAACTTACGTCTGAAAAGAAAGCCGCTGCTCAAGATATGCAGATGAAAATGCAGCAGCAGCCCGGAACTATAGCGCAACAACGTGAACAAGAAGCTTTAGCTCTAACAAAACAGGAAATGGGTGGCACTCTTAGAGATTTAACAAGTCGTACTAAAGGCACATTAGACCAGAAACAACGTATGCAACAGGGCAATATGAGGCGCATGGCACAGGCTAAACCGCGTCCTACAGGTATTGCTGGCTTAGGCGCTGGCATGCAACGCCGTCCTCAGATGCCACCCCCACAAGCACAAGGTGGTCTCCCGGCAATGATGGGTAGACGCCCTATGCCTAAAATGTCAGGTGGTGGCGTAGTTAATTTTCAAAGTGGTAGTAGGGTTTTGGGAGCCACTGTAAGAAAACGAATTAGAGATTTAGGTTTAACGCAACAAGAATTTCAAAGGTTGCCCCAAGACCAAAAAGATAGAATTTTGCAAACTATAGAGGATCAAAGTATTGTTTCTAGGGCGGGTATTGCTGCTGAAGCGGGGCCAGTGAGTGTATTAGATAGAATAAAAGACCCTTTTAAAAGAGTTGCTAATGTAGGTATTGGGGCGTTAGAGTCACGAGTAGGTAGCGCATTAGGTTTGTCAGACCCACTTAAACCTAGAGAACCCTATGAATTAAAGTCAGGGCTTTCTAGGTTAGAGCAAGAGAGAAAAGACCTTGCTATACCTTCAGGTGGTTTAACAGAAACAGACGTAATGGGACTTCTGCCTGACCCAAGTCAAAAATATCCACCACAGGGCGGTCCTGCTATTGATATGAACGCCATACAAGATGCAGCAGACGAGTTTAAAAACAGGCCACAGCCACAGCCACAAACACCTGTGCCTAACCAACCACCACCCGGCACAGATAGCACCTCTGCGGAAACAGCTAGTAAATACGATGACTTTAAAAATATGCCCACTACTGTGGCTGAACCTAATTTGGGTATAGGTGGAGATGATCCTCTAGCCATGATGCGTAAAGGGTTTGCAGAGTCTGATGCTTACACAAAACGTGATGAATTTAATAAATCCTACGAGGATATGAAGAAGAGACTGACAGAGTTTGATGAGGCTAATTTTGACCCCAACGAAGATTTAAATGCGTTTTTAATTGGCACAGGTGGTACAGGGTCTATTGGCGCTGCTATGAAGGGTGGCTACCAAGCAATGGACCGTACCAGACGCAACCGCCGCAATAGACTAATGGACGAGTTTAAGTTAGAAAAAGAACGTATAGGCACGGATGCCACACTAAGCACGGCAGGTGTAAGTCTAGGCAAAGAAATGTTTAGCCAAGCTGCGCAGGACAGGCGCACCGCTGCTCAAATACTTTCCAGTATGCGAAACACAGATGTAAATGCGTTGGTGCAGTCTTCTAGGATAAAACTAGACGCTATAAGAGCAGAGGATAGCTACGAGATAGACAAAGAACGTAATGCACTTACAGCATCACAACAAGCCATTGACGAGGCAAATAACCAAGCAAAAGATAGAACCAACCGCATAGATGACATACTAATTTCTAAAGATAGAATTTTAAAACTAAAAAGTGATATATACGACAAACTGTATGAAGTTAGTCCGATACCTTTCTTAAAAATGCAGGCCGCACAAGCTGAGACTCAAGAAGAAAGGGCTGAACTACAGAGGCGTATAGACGCAGAAACAACAGTTATTAACTTAGAAACAGATATGATTTCTAACAGTATTGGTTATGAAAATCAGTTAGAAAAACTGGGTGATGCTTATGAGTCTCTTACAAGACCTTACAGCGCAGAAGACATAGTTGATTAAAGGCTACTAGCATGGGCATGCAAACCATCGAGTTTAAAGACGGTACGAAAGTACGTGTGGATGTCCCTGCCGATGCTACAAAAGAAGAAATTGTAGCTCTGGCTAACCAAAAACTAGGTCGCTTTAGTGCCAGTGAAGTTGATCTTGACCGAGAAACAAGAGAACAGCGTCAAGCTAGATTATCAGAAGAATTAGGCGCTATAGACTACGGTATACCTACCCCAGAAACAGGTGTTATTGGTGATTTACGTAAGGGATTTGGCGCAGGATTTGTAGGCACAGGCGAGACAGCCGCACTTGGTGCAGCCACACTCTTAGATGAAGGCGCAGAGCTAGCCGCACGTGAAAGAATACAGGGTATTGCTGCTGCGTTAAAACCCAAAGGCGGTGACCAAGACGACTTATCTTACAAGATTGGGCAGACATTTGGTTCTATTGCTGGTTTTGTTGCGCCTATTGCAGGTATCGCGGCGGGTATTGCTGCTGCTCCTGTGACTCTCAGTGCTGCCGCCACTACAGGGATTGCTACAGGTGCAGGTGCATTATTGGGCATAGGAACCGCAGCGGGTGAAGCTAGTGAACGCGCCCGTGCAGCAGGCGCAACTCAAGAAGAACGCAACCGTGCTATTCGGCAAGCTGCTCCATTTGGTGTGTTAGAGGTATTACCACTTGGACGGTTTATGCGTGCCGTTGACGTACCTGCAATTAATAAACTTATAGATCAACTTGGGCCAGAAACAGTAGAAACCATAGGGCAGCGTATAACCAACGCAAGTGTCACAGGTGGTGCAGAAGCAGCGCAAGAGGTTACTGCAGAGATTGTACAAAACTTAGCAGAGCGTGGGTACAACCCAGACCGTGCTATATTTGAAGGCACAGGCGAGTCTGCTGCACTAGGTGGCGGTGCGGGTGCTACCATACAGTTCCTTGTAGATGCGTTTACTAACAGCCGTAAAGCACCTACGCCAACTACCGAAGAGGCACCACTTGGTATAACAGATCAAAGAGAAGGTATTGCTGGATTATTACCACCACCCACAAAACAAATAGAATACGCAGCGCCAGAAAGAGCTAAGGCTCAAGCACGTGCAGATATAGGCAGGATATTAGATGCTGAGGGTGATGTCGCCCTTGGCGAAATGCAAGATATTGTAACGCGCACAGGCATAACTTTACCTGACCTTGAGAAGGTTGTGGCTGAAGAAACACAAAAACGTGGGTCTAAACTAGCGCAAAGAGCTAGGGAAGAAATAGAAGACGAACTCACCACGCCTGAAGAACCAACACCTGAGTCACGTAGGCAAACGGCTGTAGCTGATGCGTTAGCAGGGCGCAGTGCAGTGCAGGCAGCGGCACGTAGGCGTGAAGAACAAGCCGCCTTAGAACGTGACGATATAGCGGCGTTTGTGCAACCCGACTTGTTAGCGGCAGAATTAGAACAGGATCGTCAGCGTGCACAACCCGCAAAAATAACACCTAAAACTATAACAGGGGAAGCACCAATACAAGGACCACGAGAACGTGATCTTGTAGACATGATGGATGAAGAAAGCGCACTTGCTAGAGAAATTGAAGCAGAAGAAACCGCTACAGAACGACTGCGAAGAGAAGCCGCAGAAGAAACTGCGCAAGGTAAACTAGCAACAGACCGAGCGACACAAACTGAAGCTATACGCACAAAAATACTTCAGAACACAGTGGCTAATGCAGGTGAGGTGCGTAGACCAGAGGCATTGCGTAGGCTATATGAAAAAGCGTTAGCAGATGCGGGGCTTACAAATACCAAGGCGACAAAACAAGAGATGGAGAGTTTGCGCCGTGCGTCTAACGTAATACGTGCAAAAGACCCAGTGGCAGAAGCTGCGGCTAGGCAAGAAGCTATAAAAGACCCAGAACAGATAGAATTAGAAGAACTAGTTGGCCTTGACAGAAAAAGAAAAAGAAAAAGAAAAATAGACCCCCCAAAAAATGAGTTAGAAAATGTCACTGGAGAAAGTACACTTGCCACCTCACCTAACAATGCAGGACTTAGAAAAGGCGATGCAAGTGGTAGAAAAGGTGTGGGAACAGGACAAGAAGACCTTCAAGCCACCGCAAGGACTGACGCACCTGACGGCAGAAGATTGGCAGGTGACAGGACTGATGCTGCAGGCGTTGATGCTGCAAAAAAAGGAAAGCCAAGTGCACTAGACAAAACAACGGCAATACGCGTTCAACAGTGGTGGAGAGACACGCAGGAAGGTGGGGGGCTTCGCACTCTTTCGGACCTTACAGAAAGCAGAGAAGAAAAATTAGCGCAGCAATATGCCAACCGTGCTAGCGCAGCCTATGACCAAAAATATGGCATTCGTCCTGATGAAATTGGATTGCCACATCGCCGTACTCCTAGTGCAAGATGGGGAGGTCAGGATTTTGTAGAGGCAAAGAAAGAAGCTGAGGCACTGGGCGATAGCGAAATGCTAACAGCCATAAACGAGATTGAACGCACAAACATAGAGCTTAAAGCCACTAAAGATATAGATTCACGTGCGAGAGAAGATAGCGCCCGTGAGTTAAAAGAATTATTTCCAGAGTATGCAGAGCAAGTAGACGCAGATTTGCAAGGTTTTGTTAAACGTGCACTTGACCAAAAAATAGACCGCATTGAACCCAAATTTAAACCAAAATCAAAACCAAAAACATTTCAAGGTCCAGATCGTCCAACAGGGCAAGTTATACCCGGTACAAGAGTTAAGGTTGACCGTAAAACGTTAAAGAGAACAGGGAAAAAAACTTTTGTAGATGACCCGTCATTAGCTCCTCCTAGAGACACTACGCAACGCAAAGACACTGAAACGAATTTTGGGCAGGCACTACGCAAACGTTGGAAAAAGCTTAACAAGTTTAGCTCAGAGGCAATACAAAGAGAATCACGTGCCGGGGCAGTGAATGTTGAGAACCGTCTGTCTAATAAATTAAACAAGGCCATCTTTGATAAGCTTGAAGGGACGCAAAAGAATGAGGAGATAAGACGTTACCTTGAACGGTATCCAAATGTAGAAGCTGCTATAGAAGATGCGTATATTGACAGTTTGTTTCCTCCCAAAACAGGCGAAGCTAACGTAGCGCCTTCAGCCGCAAAGAAAGTAATTGAATTTGTAAACGATAATAAAGACGCAAGCGATGCTAAAATATTAGATGAGTTACAGCGCAATGCTGCGATTGCAAAAGAAAATATCGAAAGTAAACGCACCATAGACGATACACTGTTTGGCGAAAAGAACGCTAACGATTATGCACGAAACTTGGTAGGACGTATTGGCAGTCTTGAAAGAGCTATGTCAGAGGGTGATATTGACGGTGCACTAGATGTGCTAACTCAAGCCAAAGATCCGTTTATACGCAATATGGCGACTAAGTTTAAAACATTTCTGCGAGGTTATGGCGTTACACTCAAAATTAAAAAGAACCTGACCAATGATATAGGTGAAGCGGTGCAGGGTCTGTATGACGCAAAAACAAAAACAATATTTATTGACAGTGTTAAGGGTATGGATGCGCATACATTGTTGCATGAAACTGCCCATGCCTTGACGGTCAAGATAGCAACAGAGCCTATGAGCAAGCTTAAAGACGCAGAGAAAACCGCCAAGAAAAAATTAAAAGAGGCGTATGACGAAGCTAAAAGATTATTACAAAACCCTGAAGACGGGTTTGCTACAGAATACGGTCTATCGGACATGGCAGAATTTGCGGCTGAAATTTTGTCTAACCAAAAATTTAAAAACATTTTGGTACGCCGTTTAGAGGGAAAAGAAGAAACACTTTATGATAAGTTCAAGAACGCGGTACGTGCTCTCGTGGGTAGACCGAGAGAGATTACAGGAGATGACAAGTTAAACGGTTTGATAGAAGCCATACTTCGCCCGGACCCTGACTATAGGGGTGATGGGCAATACGCGTTAGGTAATATAAAAGATGTTAAAGAGGCTGCACGCAGGCTTGGCGCTACGCAACGCAAATTGACTAAAGACTTTGATAAACAAAAGTTCATAGATAATTCCAGAAATTTCATTAGGGATGCTGCATCTAAACCTCGCAAGCTGTTCTTTAAACTCATGGCTAACCAAGCTCTGGGTGATATCGTGCAGCGTTATGGGTTTGGTAATCTGGGGTACGATTTAGACAGGGCCATATTGGAGCAGCGCGGTGCTATATCCATAGCAACCCAAGCCACAAAAGAAAAAGTGGAAGAAGTACAAGCTATATTTAAAAGAATGGGCGATGATAAAGTTGTGGCGCTAAATCAACTTATTTATCACGCAGATTTCGGCGCTACTATTTATCAGGTAGACCCGTTCATACCAGCAGCAGAGGCAAAGAAACGATACGAAGATAAGTTTGATCCAAGCGGCAACCCTCTTTTTGACATATGGAAGCAGCAGCAAGATCACATAAAGAAGAACAGGCTGCGAGGTGACGGCAAAAAAGCCTACGACCTAATGCGAGAACACTACAGAAAACAGTACGAGCGGGCTAGACAGACCGTGCTCAATGAGATTGACGCGTTAGGTAAAGAGAGTGGAGACCCAGAGCTTGCTGGGCGTGTAAAGAAAAGTATCTATGATAAGTTATTTGAAGCAGGCACGTTAGAAGTATACTTCCCGTTGGTTCGTGAAGGAAATTACAAACTAACGTACAGAGCAAAAGACCCTCGTAGTAAACGTGAAGAATTTATTGTTGAGTTGTTCGACACGCGTGATGAGAGAGACAGGGCGTTTGAAGAGGTAGAGGCTGATCCGTTATACGCAGACGCGAAACGCACAGATGGAGAGTTATCAGCAAAAGATTATGAAACAAAAACCAACCCTAATTTTGCATATGACATTGTACGGGCGTTGGAAAAAGCTGGAGTAGAGTCAAAGGCTATAGAAGAAGTCATGCGCGTGTTCATTGCCACGCTACCTGAAACATCTTTTGCTAAACAGTTGCAACCACGTCAAGGTAGGCCGGGATTTAAAGAGGACAGCATGTACGCTCTTAGGACGAAGGGCTATGACATCGCAGTGCAAGCCGCAAAACTAGCGGCTGCGGCAAACATCCGTGCTGTAGAAAAGAAAATTAGAGAAACTGAAAAACCTAAAGACGTGCCACCTATAGCGTTTGAAGATTCAAAAGCAGAACTTTTAGGTAGAGGTCAGTTTGCACGGCAGGGATCACAAAGAAGTTTTGAAGAGGTGGGGCGTAGGCTAAATCAGATTGCGTTTGTCTATACAATCGGGTTCAACGCCTCTTCTGCTTTGGTTAACTTATCACAGATACCTCTATTTGTGGCCCCGTATCTAAGTGGTAAGTATGGTGTTTCTGAAACCAAAACCGCGTTAACAGCGGCGGCGGCTATTACAACTAACATAAATGGTGGGTTTAAAGAATTTACTAAAAGAACCATTGCTCAACGTGGAATTAAAAACTTTAACTCTTTACGTGATTTTTATGACATTGACCAAGACGGTAATATAAAAGTAAAGGACGATCCTGACATACCAGACGCATTTCGCAGGGAACTTACAGAGCTTGCACCACTGGTCAAAGTCGCTGCGGAGAGAGGGCAGCTAGTAAGTCAAAGTTATCTTGCCGAGAGTATGGGGCTGGATGAGGCAGCGAGAGCAAAACGTGGTGGGGTTGGCAATATTGCAGATTATGTGTCTGGCCTATCCGCATACCTGTTTAACCATGCAGAAAAACTAAACCGTCAGACCACAATGATAGCGGCTTATAAACTGCACTTAAACAAACTTACTGGAGGTAAACAACCTACACCAGAACAAGTACAAGAAGCTGTAGAAGAAGCCATCTACATGACACAGGAAGCGAATGGCGGTGCTTATCTTGAAACAGGACCAAGCCTTGCACGTGAGGGAGTTGGACGCGTAGCCCTGATGTATAAGAGTTATGGCCTACAGATGTACTATAGTATGTTTAAGCAAGCTAAACGATTTATAGACGCTGCTTACGCAAAAGACAAAGACAAGGCAAAAGAAGCTTTTGGTATACTCTTAGGCATTCACGGTTCGGCTCTGTTCTTTGCTGGATTGCAAGGTATTCCAATATACGGTGCCGTGAGACTTATATCTAACTTGTTTTTCCTAGACGATGAAGAAGAAGACTTTGATACGCTTGTTCGTAGGAACGTAGGAGAGGGATGGTACAAAGGTCCACTCGTAGCTCTAACAGGTTTAGACACAGCATCCCGTACCGCGCTTACGGGTTTGTTGATACAGGAAAACAAATACAATCCTGATCCATCTTTGGAAGAGACAATCGGGTTTTACATTGGTGGCCCTGCGCTATCCACAGCAAATAGAATTAAACGTGGCATAGAGGATTTAGGAAATGGTTTCACAGAAAGAGGTATAGAAAACCTTATGCCTACAGCCGTGGCAAATGCGTACAAAGGTTTGTACCGTTACCAAAGAGATGAAGGTGCGCTCACTAGACGAGGCGATCCGATCTATGATGACTTTAACTGGTTGGAACTGCTAGCCCTAACTGGCGGCATACAAGCAGCAGGTTACACACAAGCCAGTGACGTAAGCCGTCAGCTAAAGAAAATAGATAAGACTGTAAACCGTAAGCGTAGCGAATTATCAAGAAAGTATTATGTTGCTCTACGGCAGGGTGATATAGCAGAAACTAGAAATGTATTCTCTAAAATGATGGATTTTAACAGACGCCACCCAGAAGCAGCGGTTACACCTGCATTCCTAAAACGGTCTTTGAGCAAGCATATGGAGACATCTCAGGACATGCTAAACGGTGTGCTACTATCCCCCACCTACAAAGATACTTTGATGGCTATAAGAGCAGGTTATCAAGACTTGTCAGAATAAAAAACCCCCGCCGAAGCGGGGGTACAACAGGGAGGAGAACAACAGGTAGTGTGGACCATGTTGTCAACCACCACATATCATAACAATCTCCACATGCGAACCCCCCACATGCCATTTTCTATACATATGTGCGTAGTTGTCTCATATTGTTTCATCTGGGCCACACGTTTGAGTTGTTCTCTAGCCTTTTCGGTATTGATGCAGGGTATAAACACAGAGGCTCCAACCACCAATTTGTTCCAGTTTACTGTAATATGCACTCCGTCAGGGTTTAGATCATCCAGCCTCAATAATGTCATCTAGCCCATCCAGTTTGACAATTATACATCTTTGAGCAGGTAGGTTTAGGCTTGTACCTTTTGTAACTCTTACTACTTTTGAAACTGCGCCCATCTCATCTTTTAACATTTTTACCGTAGAAGCATAGTGTATAAACCTGTCTACTAAATAATCTTTTAGTTCCTTAGTAGGAATAAACATAAGTTTTGTATCTGTCTCGTATCGCCCTATAATTTTGTTACGAGGGTTCTGCTCTGGCACTATCAAGTCTTCTTCCCTAGCATCTTCTGTGCTTTTTATCTTTAATATGTTGCCCCAATGCGCTCGGGCAAAATCTGCTATTACATTTGACACGTTAGGTTTAGCGCCTTCCACTTCTTCTTTTGCGCGTATTAGTTCTTTCACCACCCACTTAAACAGTTTCTTGTGGTCATAATTTATTATACCTAGCTGCTTCGCTACAATGCAGCCTGTTATGGTGCAAGCACAACCAGCGGACCAAAACCTATTTACGGGAGTAAGGTCTGCTTCTTTATCTAACCTTGCTTTAACGCCGTTATAAATACTTTCTATTTGAGCACGGTTTTTCATAACATATTGAAGATACTCTATCGTAAAGTTACAGTAGTTTACCTGCACGTCCTTAAATAGGTTAGATGTTTCTGCTAAAGAGAAACCTTCTTCCTGCCGCATCTGCGCAAAGCGATCTTTGGTAATATATTTAAGCACGTCAAACTCTAATACGCGCTGCATCTGCGCTTCGGGGTTACCGCGTTCTTTTTGTAGAAACTCCCAAAAACTTATATTTCCTGTAGACAAACCTGTCTGTCTCCAAGGCGCACCCCTGTAACGCTCTTCGTTACCACTACTCTTTAACCTGTTACGTTGTTTACCTTCCGCTTGTGTGTAACAAAATCTGGATACATCCTTCGGGGTCATCTCTGATTGTTCGTCAGCGTTGCACGATATGTTTTTCAAACGCTCTGATCTGTTTTGTCTAGAGTATAGCGTGTCGTTTGACCCTACGCACATACCTACAGGATCGCCCCATATACCTGTGTTAGCATACAAAGCTGTAGTTTTACCCACGCCTGACCCACCATTGAGATGTGCTAGAAAACTGAACAAACCTGTGAAGGCCATAAGAGGAGAGGCAAACCCCATGCAGATTGAGAATTGGTGCAACTCAAGGCCATCTCTGTTGAAAAACTCCATGATTTCTTTCTGGCGTTCTGCGCTACCAGTAGGCTGCATGTACTCTATAAAAGAAGATGTTTTAGCAGAAGGTGGGTTATACCTTACCTCGTCTTCTAATACTAACCTGTCACCCCAAACAAATGCGTCCATCTTTTCATCGTCTGTCCAACCAAACTGCGTATAGGCAATGTCGGCTGCATTTGTTTGCTGTAGTTCGTTTACCCATGCCTGTATGTATTTCATAATTCTACTAAGCTCGTCTCCATAAGAAGTTACACCTTTATAAGATAATGCCTTCCTTAGCTCTTCACGTGATGTCAAAGAGCCTAAAGGCACATTAAATCTTCTTATCCCATCTTTAGGTAAATGTAATGCAAATGCAATAACCTCACCCTCTTCTGGGTCTTGCATTCTATGAGTAGCGTAGAAATCGTTTAGATAAATAAGTTCTTCTTTTGGGTTACCCTCTTCATCTTTGGTGCGCATATACACACCACCGTTTTTGCCCCGTATGTATGGCGCGGGGTAATCTGGCACATTAGCATCTGGCTTGGCTTCTTGTACTATTTTTGTAAGTTGTGCTGGGGTGCTTATAGTTAACATGTTAGGACAGCCTGCACAGCCATCAGGATTGTGCATAGCAAAGGTACTACAGTATTGTGGCCCCCCTGTGTCCATCATTTTTCGGATTGTCTCGTCAAAACTGTAGTCTGGATGATGTTTGGACATGGCTTCCGCTGCCTTGTCTCCATCTTCACACACTTTAGCGATAGAAAGACCCGCTCTCCACATGTCATAAGACACAGTGGCTTGGTTCTCTATAATATATTCTATCTGCTGGCACCCTTGACCGTTTTTAGTCTTCTCCATTAGCCGTTTGAAACTACCTGTGCTTTGTGCATTAAGTGCATCTTTATACGCACTGGGTTTAAACCTGTAAGGAACTGGTATCGCACCACCAACACTATCTTCAAACTTGGAAAACTCTATGGGTTTCGCAAGATAGCCGCCTAATAAAAATACGGGTTTAGGCTCATCCTCTTTATAATTATGTGTATTAGGTACACGTAATATACTAGACGCATCAGATGTACGTGACGGGTCAGCAGGAAAGTTTTGTTTGGCGCATAGCTGCTTGAGGCTCTCTGCAACTGGATACCATGTAGCCTCGTCAACTGCTGCAGCTAGAGGCCAGTATACATGTAACCCGTTACCAGAATTAATTATAGTTGGTCTGGGTAATCGGTTATTTTTGCAGAACCAGTTTAATTTCTTTAATGCTTCGTCTTGCGATGTAAAATCTTTTAGTGGACCGCAGTCCAAATCAAAGAAGAAAGATTTTACTCTTTGGACATTTATTTGCTTACGGTTAATTGGTTCTATGAAGGTGCTTAAAGCGAAGTAAACATTATACTCTGAGGCGTCAAAATTATTAGCTTGCTTTATTGCCTCGTCTAATGTTTCGTAAAAGTTGTTTTTAACATAATCCCCTTTGATTATGGTTATGCAGTAATACCCTTCGTCACTTAACACAGAACCCAAAAAGTCTTGGGTGTTCATTGTTCTCATCCACTGTTAGAAAAAATGCGCGGCCTTGTTAGACCGCGCTGTGTTAACTAGTCGTCCCAGCTATCTAGAATGTCATCCAATGAACTACCAGTAGAACCACCAGATGCAGCCTTTTTGCTTGTAGTTTTAACTGGTTCTGGCTCTGGTTCAGAGACCTCTTCTTTCTGTGGCATATCTACTACGTTACTAGAAAACATACTTTCTTCATTGTGAACATAGCCATCATCAACAACATCGAACATGCTGCGAATGGTACGATCTGCAAGCTGCACAACCTGTAACTGACGTAAGCGAAGTGACACGCTCGGCTCGTTAGACATGTATTTATAGGGGTAAAATGTTACACCTACGTTTACAATGCTGCCTGTAGTAAGCTGAAAATCATCCGTCATAGGATTGTTTCTTGAATCAACTTGTAAAGGCTTACGTGTAACTGATCCGTTGTACTGGCCTTTTAGTGTGCACTTGACGGTGCGTGTACCGTCATCGTGTTTTGTCATTGGGTTAGACGGTGTATCAGGCCAACCTTTTTGTTTGTCTTTCTTATAAGCAGTTACCATAGCTACATATAACTGCATAGCCGTCTCGCTATCCATTTTCAATTCGATAGAGTATTCAGCGTTTGGTGCCATCGGATCACAAGGCACACTTTGATTAAGTTTTTTATCAAAGTGATAAGTTCTATCCAACTTGGGCCATAGTGCTTCTGCACCCATTATCTTATACGCGTCTGCCATACTGTTCTCCTATATGTCTCTGTCGAGGTCTAAATCTTCCTCGTACTGTGTGTTGTCATGCGATGTGTATCGCACAGGTGGTGGGCTGGTTCTTTTCAACAACGCCTTAGACACAGCCTCTTTGTCAAAACGATATACGTTGTTGATCTTTAAATAAGTATCATCAGGGATGTGACCCTGACGAACCCACCCTCTTACGGTGGATATTGATACAGCTAAGTGACTAGCTAAATCTTCTATTGGGACGAATGGTGCCGTCATTATTTCTTCCTAACTGATATGACATACTCGTTGTCAATCTTTAAGCCTTCGGGTTGTAACTCAGGGTTCTCTTCCAGAAACTGCTTCATGTTTGTCTGGTTTAATCTTTTATCAAACAACTCAGGCACAGCGTGTTCTATTACAAACTTGTGCATAGCATCCCAATCGCTCGTCCAATACTTGGTGCGTTGTGACCGAAAGAATAACCCCTCATCGGTTCTAACACTCTCAACTTTGTTACGATCACAGTAGCTGAGAAGTGCGCGTTTTAAAGTGTCGAGTTGACGTGCCAACTCATCATCTTCTTGTGTAAATGCCGCTTTTAATTCTGCACGTTTGTTACGTATTTTTAGATACGCTCTTGTCATTTTATCGGCAGGTGCATTTGAATAGTCACCCATAGTCATCTCCTCCTTGTACAAAGTATTATTTAGTTATGTATGCTGCTCTAGTCAAGCAGTTCTTTGTACAAGTTTATCATTTCTGTGTGCACGTCTATTCTTTTATCAAGAAGTGCGTACACACGCTTTTCGACAGCCGATCCTTGTAACTGTACAACCGTACAGGGGTGCTTTTGTCCCGATCTGTGCACCCTTGCATTTGCTTGCGAGTATGTTTCTAGTGAAGAAGTCGGACCCCACCATACCACAGTATTCGCAGCGGTTAAAGTCACACCATGTGCTGCTGCTTGAGGCTGTATCACCAATATCTTGGGGTCAGGCATAGTTTGAAACCGTTTGAATATATCGGTTCTAGCATGCGCAGGTACATCACCGCGAATCACCTCTGCTGTTAAGTTGTCAGACCGTAGCTTTGACACCAATACATCTATCGTGTGTTTAAACGGCACAAACACCAATACCTTTTGGCTAGTCTCGTCTATAACTTCTTTGAGAACCTGATAGCGGTTCTTTATGTCAAACTCTAACGCGTCACCCTCATCGGTATAGACTGCACCAGCACTTATCTGCAGTAGTTTGTTCATAGTAGCGGCTGCGTTTATGGCAGACACTTCGTCCTCGCCCACGCGCATAACTAATTTTTTACGTAGCATTTCATAGTATTTTGTCTGTTGTCGGGTTAATTCGACCTTTCTTTTCGTGTACGTCATGTCTGGTAAGTCAAGACATTCTTCTTTCGTGTACCGTATAGCTGGCTGTAACGCGTTATACACAACATCTGAGGCATTTTCTTTAGGAATCCAGCGAAACTGTGTAATCTGCATCATTACCATATCGCGGAACGAACTATAAAACCGTGGCACCGCATCGGGGTTAATAAGTTTAGCGAGACCATACGCATCTAAAGGAGATTGAGCCGCTGGCGTGCCTGTCATCATCCAGAGCCATGTATCATCGGTAACTATCTTGCGTAACGTCTTCCATCTTTTGGTGCGCGTGTTTTTGTAATGCGTAGCTTCATCTACAACAATCAAATCAAAGCCACCGTTACGAACTTCGTCCAACACTATGTTCACACCGTCATAATTTATTATGACAAACTCGGCACCTTGGTTCAGGATGGTGGCACGTTTCTTTGCACTGCCATATGCAACGTCCACAGATCGGTGCGGTGCAAACGTAGATAAGTCTTCTCGCCATGCGCTATCCATAATTGATAGTGGGCATATGACAAGCACTCTCTTTATCTTACCTTGGTTCATCAAAAAGTCAGCCGACCATATGGCACTGGCGGTTTTGCCTGTACCCTGTTCGTTAAAACAAAAGGCTCGTCTGTTCATGGTAAAAAATGCAGATGTCTTTTTCTGGTGCGCAAAAGGTTTGTATCTGCCTGACCAGTTATACTGAGTGTCTATAGGCGAAGGTGCCCGCACCCCTAGATTGTTTAGTTTGTGTGTTGCGTCAATATCCCAATCAACAAGCACTTTATTTGTGTCAACCTGTTTGCTTTTGGGTATTACCGAAGTAACACGGTTTGGATTGCGCAGCTTTAACAGCAACGTTTTACCGTCCACTATTTCCATGTGTTCTCCTATTTTTTCTTTTTGTAGTTTCTTGCGCGGTTCTTGCTGCGGCTTTCTATTTTAACACCGTCTTTGTTAGAACCGCCTTTGCTTAGTGCTTTCTTGTGACTAACGTCTTTACCCTCACGTTTGTCGGCTTTTCCGTTCTTGTTTTTATCTACACCTTCGCGGTCTATTTTGCGTCTGGCTCGTTGGCGTTCCATCCTTGCTTTAAAAGGTTTACTGCCCACAGGTTTGTTAACTTGCTTCTTACGATCTTTCGGATTTTTATACGGCATCAGGCATTCGCTCCATTGTGTACGCATTCTACTACAGGGCAGTGCCGTCTACATAACCCACTAGGTCTAGCGTTCCACGTGTCAGAGTCTGCAGCGGCACGTAAATTATTATACTTAGCAATCCACTTTTCCCACAAGTCAGCCTTATCATGTTCTTCGTAGGTGTGCTTTACTAAGTCATTTACTAACACAAAAACCAAACCAGCACGCACCTTTTTTATCTCAGGGAAATGCGCGAATGTTGCGAGAGCCATTAGTTCCAACTGCCCTTTGTCTGCGTATTTAGATGAGCTAGACGTTTTGTAGTCTACTACCCATGCCATTTCACCTAGCACGTCAACTACAAGCAGATCAGCAATCCCACGAAACCAAACATTTTTGTCTTTAAATGTGCAAGGTTTGAGGTCTTCGGTAATGCCCATCCTACGCTCACAAAATTTTACACCACGTTTGTCGGCTAAACGATCTAACCCTTTTTGCGCAAAACTAAACTCTTCGGGTAACGGTGTATCGTTTTTGATGTAGTGTTCTGCTGCCTTGTGAAACTTGTTACCGTAGATAGTAGCTGCCGTGGGTTTGAACGGATAGTCTTTCGCTATCTTTTCATGGTAAAATTGTTTAGGACATTGCTCAAAAGATTTAATTTTGCTGAATGACCACGGTGTAATACTATTCATAATAACCGCCGCGCCCTTCAATATTTTTAGAAGATATATTTATGTAAGCGTTTGGCCCATCCTCTATGCGCCTAACCAGAAAACCAAGCTTAATAGCCGCAAAAATAAACGCACCGTTAGAGATATACTTTCTTTCGGAATTTTTTTCGGCAATGTGTTTCCAACCGTAGCTGGTAATTTTTCTATTTACTGTACTTCTGCGACTAACTTTTTCTAACCATTTTATTGCCTGTTGTATTTGAAATTCATCTATGGGTTTTTCGTAATTATCAAACCCTTCAGGAGACAACGTGGTATATTTTTTAACTTTTTTCATTCACAATCTCCATATGATTTGCCTGTTCCGCTTTCACAATTAATAGGCAGACCCTCTGCCCAATCGGGTATCCATCGCATGCACTCTTCTATGTATGCTTGTGCTTCTGGAACCTCCTGATCTGTTACACAGCTAACAATACTGTCATGTACAGTTAGCACAACCTTGTACCTCTTGGCAATGCGTAGCATCTGTTCACCTATGATGCACCGCGCAATTCCTTGGCATACATTCTCCACAACCTTACCGCCATATATTTTCACCATGCCCCTACGTGTTTTATAGTGGTATTGAAGATTACCCCCATCCTCATCTTGTGTAACTTCAAGGTCGTGATAATACATTGGCAAGCCAGACGGTAATATTATTGCCTGCTTGTCTACATCTAGTTTAAGGACACCTCTACGCCCCAACTCCGTAGACTTATTGTTATGTAAATTTTTTATTGTCTCTTGAGCAACCTTCCAAAGAGTTTTAATTTTGTGGTTTGTGGTGCGGTATATATCTACTATGCTACGTGCTTCATCTTTACAAATATCGTACCCAAAATTACTCATCTGGTTTTGGAATTTTATGGACCCCATGCCATAACCTGCGCCAAGGATAGTGGTTTTGCCTACGAACCTCTGGTCTTTATCAACTTCGTCTGGCTCTACATCATAAATCTTTGAAGCCATGTGTTTGTAAACATCTTCACCATTGGCAAACTGCGTAACCAAATCATCTTGTTCGGCTAACCATGCTAATACACGCGCTTCTATCTGTGAGCTATCAGCGTCAATCAGCGTATGTCCTGCTGGTGCAATAATACTTCTCTTTAACTTCTTACCACTAGGCCCACGGCTTGGTAGGTTTTGAAGATTAATCTTATCATCGCCGCCCCACCTACCAGTGTGCGCTGCATAATATCTTACAGGTACAGGTAGAAGTCCACGACGGCTGATGTCGATGAAACGCTGTGTCCTTGTTTCTTCTAAGGTACTTTTAGTACCCAATCTAGCAGCAACCAAAGCTTGCACACGATCATCTTCGTGTTCTCGCAGTGCCAAGAACTCTTCATCAGATTTTGCAAATGCAAAAGTAACCTTCTCAGTTCGGGGACTTATTTTTGTAGGCGGCTTTACACCTAACTTCTGTAGCAGAACCGCGAACTTTGCATTCGACATCAGATCATCTCTCGTTACGTTTGCCTTGGCAAGTAACGTGTCTTTACGATCTTTAACTTCGGCTAGGTGCAACTCAAGGAGACCGTCATCCAAATCTACCGTTGGTTCAACAAACATGCGAAGCGTCAAGTCTATCAGCTTTAGTTCTCTTGGCGGAAACGCACGGATCATTTTCATAAACAGGTCATGTGTTATGTCTACGTCCAGCACACAATAATCCCCGTAGGTGCCTAGCTCCTCATCTGTAAAGTCTCCTCTACGCTTACCCATAACACGTGTAACTTCATCGCCCTTGTTTCGCAGGCCATAAGCCTTTGCCAAGTTTGCAAGCGACACGCTACTCTCAACACCATGCAAAGCGCGTGCCATACATAATGTGTCAGCGTATATCTTAGGAGTTATGCCAAACTGCCAGTTGAGTATCGCACCATCAAACATGGTGTTGTGTGCCAGCAGCATGCTGTTTTCCCAATCATAACGTGTTAGGTACTCACCTATTTGTTCATGCGTGCCGCTAACCCAGTGGGTCTCTTCTGCGCCTTCTTTTATTGCAACGCCAATAACTTCAAAGTCTCGGTGGCGTATATAATTTTCAGTAGTAATTTTAGACAGGGAGTAACCCCTGTCGTAAAATGTTTCAAAGTCGAGCGTGATTAATTTCATTAATCGCTACTCGCAATCTCACCGCCGATTGCAGCGTATCCGCAAATATCTATATATGTATCTATTTGAGGTTCCTCGCCTTGCAGTCTCGATACTTTAAGCAGAACCATCATGGCGGCAACATCCTGAGCAGATATAAAATTAACCAGACCCAAGTGCGCGTTCCAGTATCCAGCTATCTTTTCAAAGTTCCCTTTAGCGTCACCATACTCTTCGTGACGCTCACCGCTAATTAAACTAGATGCCTCTTCCAGTATACCAGAACGATTATATAAAGGCGGTAGAACGGGTGCTTCTTCTGGTGTTGTTTCACGTGAAACACCCACCCAATCAGGTTCAATGTCAGTTGCCCCTGCCGCTTGGTCAACTGGCTGGCTATTCATTAAATAGCCTCGTTCTAATACTTCTTTTGGTGTGCCGACCTTTTTCATCAGCTTCCACACGTAGCCATAAGATGTTTTGGTAGCCTTAGCTATTTCTGAGTTTGATGCTTCTGGATGCTTAACTTTGTACGCCCAAATCTTCTCTTCTTTTTTCTTATTACGAGCCATGTCGTTCTCCTAGTTTTCATTCGGGCATCTGCCCGATTACGTTTTTGGGAACTGGTATCGCAGAGCAGCCAAAGCCACCCTGCGAACCAGTGTAAGATCAATGTGCCAGAGGTACTCTCGAAAGGGTGCACACCTCTTACTGCCGTGGATATTTCAATGTAGGGGTCTCTCACGGCTTTACCCCCATCGTCTCGGGATACCCAACTAACCGGACGATAAGTCGAACAGTATTCTACTTAGACGTGATACGTTATCCTCATTAATGACAAGCGCAATGCCACCTGCCTTGCGTATGTCTTCCATATTCTTTTCTTGTAGCGGCGTGGGTTTATTCTTGCCAGCTTTGCATTCAATGCCAATAAACAAACCCCTATAACAGACTATTATGTCAGGCACACCGCTACGCCCATAGCCACCAGTAACAGGATAGAAATAATAGGCGCTCAACTCTTTGAGTATCTGCACCGCCTTCTTTTTAACTTTCGCTTCGGGTGTCATATTACTTCTTCAATTTCTTAATTAATTCATTTACTTCTTTGTGTCGTGCCTGTAACCCATCATGTGCTTTCTGCATTTTAGCAGCGCTAGCTTCATAGGCTTTACGAAAATCCTGTTGTGCTATCTCACTGGTAGCCAGTGCTGTATCTATGGCATCAGACAGCTTCTTAACCTCTTTCACTATCAGGCCAGCTTCTTCATTGCCACCGCCCTCGCCGTAGTCGGCTTCTCGGATTTCTTTAACCCAACCCCATAACACCTTACCCTCACATAGATCAGCCACAGTGTGGTCAGAGTTATTTTCTTTATAACAACACCTGTCAATGTCGTATAAATCATCTAACCACTTACGTATTTCACGCCGTTGTACGGGGGTGGATTTCATATTGGGTTCAATTTTTGTAACGGTGGACGCTACCTTCTTCACACTAATTTTCTGGTTCATCTTTTCCTCATTGTCTTTTTTGACGCAAGTATTACAAACAACTTTGGCCTTGTTTACAACCCAACCAACCGACCTCATTTTCTGGACAACTGGTTTACTTGTCCTTACTTCAGCCGCTATTTTAGCTCTTCGATTAGGCGTCATATTTCTATGATAGTTGGTGGTAGGTATACCAATCACTACCTCTTTGCCGCAACAGTCACACGTTACACGTGCGGTCTGTTTGCCATTGGCATAACAGGGTAACACCCCCATATTATTCTCCTCACATTATAACACACCACCCCAAATAATATCAGAGGTGGTGTGAATTTTTTATTCGGGCATCTGCCCGATTGATTTTTTGAATACCCAAAACGTGTCAGGTGTCGAACGTACACCTACGTCTTCTACAATCTGCTCTGCATCGGGGTCTAACACTGACAAGGCATAAACTCTACGGCGTATCCACTCGGGGGTATCATCAAGTGACAGATAGTGTTTTCTAGTAGCGTTGTCAAGTGTTATTCCTTTAAGACATTGTACCTCGACATAGTTGGATACAGGAGATATCCTAACACGGCATGCGGTGTCATGGTTCATCATACCAATTGCGGTTGCTGCATACATATCAGTCGACAAAAGGATTTACCTCATCGACATGTATTGTGTAGGCATTATCACAATGCTTGTACCCAACACCTTCGACATAGGTTTCATTGTCAACGATCTGCAATGTAGACACACGATCCACAACCCACTGGGGAACATCCGACTGTTGGCAATGCTCCTCACTCGTTACCTCGTTGTTGGGGTTCGGGCTGTAGTGTCGTCCGTTCTTTAGCCGTGCCAATCTGTATATCTTGTCACCAAACCTATCGGTGACCATATCGACATACATCACAGGTATCTCTGATGCTTTACGCTTCTCGAACAGATCATACGCATCACAAAACTTTTTCATATTGATACCAACCTCGGCTCGTAAGAACAGATGTCCAGACGCCAACAATGCTTTGAACTCGTCTATCAATACGTGCTTGCCTGCGCCGTAACTACTTATATGTATGTCCAGAGGTTTGCCTGCGTCTTTGTACGCTTTAGTCGCATTGCCTTGCACATCAGTAATACTACTGGCAGCTTGACTGTTCAGTGCACAGGCACTTTCGCCAACCGTATAACTTCTGAACAGAGCCTTGGCTTTCTTGATAGCTTTGTCTCTGTCGTTAAACATAGACATGCGATACTGGTCATTGTCCTCTCGGTACTTACCGTTTTCGTGGAACGGAGCATACATAACAAACTGATACTTCATCTTGGGAGTCAGTGTTGTCTGCCAATCGCCGTAGCCAACCCAGCCCATGACATGCGTATCACCTTCGCGGTATATCCACACCGACTTGTGGTCCCTCATAGCACACGACGCGCCACGTAACTCCTTACACACAAGCTTGGCATACTCCAGAGCAGTTATGGTGTTTTGGTTTCGGGTGCCGCTTGTAGGGTTTGTTATGTAGGTGTCAATAATACTTTTATGTTCTAGAATAGCCTTGTGTACCACTTGGTGCTTTATGTTCGCCCAGTTCATTTTTGTACGCTTTAGTCGCATTAGTTATTCTCCTCTTTTGGTTCGGGCATCTGCCCGATTGATGGTTTAAGTCTTGGTCTTATTGGATACTTAGATATTTCTTCTGTCACATAACAACGCATCATTGTATCATTGCCATACAGATCGTATAGTTGGTCATACAGAGGCAGCATCACGCCTCTGTCCATAGCTTCTTGGCACTTGTCTTCTGTGTCATAGAGGACCGTGGTGTGGTGCGCTTCACCATGTATATGATACGTCAGGATCAGCACAGTAAAAAACTCAATCATATCACACCTATACTGGTTAGGAATATTAACACGATTGCGAGTGTGGCAATGATCACAAAGATAACTTTGTCCTGCCAATCTGGTTTATCGCCCATTATATTTTACCTCCTTGTTTCTTGACGCAACTGTCTAAGAAGTTAGCCGCATCTTGGGTTGCCATTTCTATGTCATCGTCCTTCATAACCATGCCTGATCGCTCCACAAAATTGTTCACAGTTGTTTGCATTGCGTCAATCATCGCACCCTGCAACTCTTCATCTTGAGCCATAAACTCATCAGAGAACTGGATGCCGCAAGCGGCACCCTCGTCACTCATCTGAAAAACTATGTCACAAATTCTCAGTGTTTCTTTGTCAGCCATTCATAAAGTCCTCTCTGCTAACGTGTATTACAGAACCAAACGGCGGCTTGGCCCCTTTGTTGTCGATGATAACCCACAACACTGGATGATCCCAATCACCCCAGCCACCCCAGAAGTGACCATCTGTTAAGACAACCGTAGCCTCTGGCTTGATATCTTTCTCCTTGAGAAACTCAGGCACAACTGTCGGGTCAGTGCCGCCACCACCCACAGGTTTCGTGCGTTCAGCCACAGTGTCAAGCTCGGTGTTGTCATACTTCTCGTAACCGCAGACCTCGGTATCCCAGTACGTTATGTGTAACTCGTCAGGAAATACAGTCTCGCATATGTTGACCGTCTCTGTCACCATGATCTTAGCCTCGGCATCACCGATAGACCCAGACATGTCATTGCTGCAATGCACAGACGCAACGGTCTCACTGATCTGAGATGGCATGTAGTGTCCGCTTGCTAGGTATCGTCTGTTAGGTCTGCGCCATGTACTCTGATCTCTGCCAGCACAGGTTGCGGTGAACCATTCACGAAACGCTTCGCGCCAATCAATCTTGGGCTGAAGTAACTCGTCAATGTCACGGTTGCCACCACTGCCCATCTTGCCAGCGACCAACGCACCTTGGCGTATTGCCTCGTCAATCTCACGCTCCAACTCCTGTCTCTCTTCGCGTGTCATTTCTTCGGCACCGTCAAAGTCGATCTCGTCAAACACCTGACCTGTTTCACCGTCACCATTTTGACCCCCGTTCCCGGGATCACCCTTGCCATCTTCACCTAACTCTTTATACAGATGCCAGAATACTTTTGCGGTATCCCACCCTGCAAACTGTGGATCGTAGCAGCATTTACTAAAGAACTGACCGTCACCATAGGCAATGTTCTCGGGCATCTCCACGAACCCATCCTTGCCATAGGCTTCCATAATCATCCAATCAATCACATAGTCCATAGCCATGTTAGCCAACACTGGATTGATCTTAGACAAGTGACCCCATGTTGTCGGGTGTCGATACATCTTGTGATACACCTCATGTATTTTGACGAACCGTATCTGTGGATCGTTGAGTGCTTCCATGAATGAGCGGCAATACCATTCGTCACGTCCGTTTGTGCATGCGGTGAACTCTTTACCTCTAAAAGTTTTCTCCAGATACGTTTCACCGATCATCAGGACACCAGCGAGTGCTGGCTCCTTTCTCATCCAAGCGACTGTCGCTCTCGACATGCGCTCTTCCAATGTCATATTTACTTGGAACATTTACTTCTCCTCTTTCCGTTCGGGCAGATGCCCGATTGACATAACACGTTTGACGTTGATCTTGTGCTTCACCCCGTCCCACCATTGCGGTGTGTACAGAGTAGAGCTTGCGATATATTCAGCCTCGTCTACGTTTGCGGCATCTATATCCCATATCACCACTTCGACTTTGACTTCGTATTTCATTGTTTCTCCTTCTTAGTTTAAAACTGGTCGAGTTATGCGCCAG